TCAACGAATTGCATATCGCTCATGCTGAATGCGGTATCTTGCCACTCAGCATTTTCGAGCACAGCTACCCGGTGCGCATTAGCAACGCCCTGGTGTTGCTCTCGCCACCGTTGAACGAAATCGTTGAATTCGTCATCACCCATACGGTAATCAACTTTGATGATTCCGCCCGGCGCTGCCCCATTGATAAAGAAATTACGATTCCACTCTGCCGAATAGCGAGCGGCATCAATGTCATTAAGTACCGTCTGAACCGGTCCCATTCCCCGATAAGGGTCTTTAGGGTTCGGGTACTTAATGTGAATTATTTGGTCAAGCGTTAGCGGTACTTCCTCGCCATCGGGTCCACAATAGATATATCCTGTGAGGAATTTCGTAGGGTGGCGAACCGGCTCGATTCGGTCCGGGCGTACCGGCCACATTTCAATCGGTATATTGCCAACCTTATTCAGTACAATCACACCTTCGCCTACTAGGTCTAGGTGCTGCTGTACTGCCTCACGTAGCATTTCCCCGGTATAGAAATCATTCGGCCGATTCCATACCTTGAGGAAAGGGTGTTCTAGAATTTCTTCCCGAGTGTCCTCATCACGAAATGTCGCCTTGTCATACAGGTTCCATTCCGTAGAACTAACCGCATTCCCAATCTGACTGACGATTGCGAATAGTGTTCCTACCGCTCCATAGGCATCATAGGCTCGTTCACCGATTGACTCACTCTGCCGGCCGAACAATCCGCCAAATGCACTAGCAGCACGTGAAGTTGTATACGGTACCGGTGTATTGTTAAAGGCGCGCCGAGTGATGTTTGCTGCTGCTGAAATCAAATCTCGCATAGCTTGGTCACAGCACGTCTAGGCATTGAAAGATATGAATTTGCCCTTCATTTGCGTCACCGGCCGCGGCAACTACTGGACTATAAAGCCCGCCAACTAGCCAGGCACGGACGAACGTGGAGGCGCCACCCTGAATGAACGGTACCTTCAACGTTGGGACGGTGGCGGACAGATTCGCCCCGATCGACGTGCCGGTACCATCGTCAAACAGATTGATGCCCTCGTCGTTTGTGAACGTGACGTCATACAGATCAGTTGGCGCCACACCGCCCGAACCGGGAATAAAATGAACGGAACAAATCGAGCCGGATGGAAGCGTAAGCGTATTCCCTGACACTGCTCCTGCTGCATCGGACGTCCACACGATTTCCGTCTTAACAATCGTGCGCAGTCCTGGCCTACTCGTTACTCCGGTTACTGCGGACAGTCCAGGGTCTACCTTACTTTGAGTTACAACAATTGAGCCTGCCATGTTCTACCGCCCTGTTCTCAAGTCGGGTGCTCTGCGTACCTCCGTTTCGCTGACCGCTGGATCCTGTGCCATGAGTCGCGACATCACGAAACAAGAAAGGGCGGCAACGATCAATCCTGCGATGATATTGAACTGAAAGCCTGCCAGAGTCAATAGACTGAAACCGGCGAGGTGGAGCATTACCCTAACGATTACATTGAAAGCTATTGCTACACGCGAACCATTACTTGTTGACTTAGTTCTTTGCTTTGTTGCCATTCTTGCTAGCCTCATTGCAAGTACACTAGTTAGGGTTACCGGCATATCGACCATTATCTATTCCTCTCCCGATGTCACGAATTGATCAGCGTAGCACGCGCTTTGCCCTTGAAATCCTTAAACATAGTTAGGTATCGCGTTCCATCCATTCCGTGATCATCTAGCTTTACAGGTTCATCCTGAATGCGCCCATCCGGGCTCTTATGCCATACGTAACCCGCATACTCTTGCTCCGTACAGGTGGGTAGCAAATGGTCTACCAGCCATTGATCCTTCTCAACTAGTGCATCCTGCATCACATAAAGGCGCGGCATTCCGTCTGCGGCTGGAATCAAGCGCTTCTTTACTGCGTCGATACCCTCATAAACATTCTTAATAGCCGCCTGAGTACCAAGTCCTGTTGCTTTCTCAAAGGTCCGCCGCCCTTCCGCATCGTGATCACAAATGATCGCGCTTGGCTTTGGCTCAATCCATACAATGTCAGTCCGTTCGCGCTCTACCTTATTAAAATGGTCATACCATTTAGTCACCACGTCCTTTGTAACGATTGACATAATCTGTCTAGCGTGTTCATCTACAATTCTTTGCGTATGGTAAATCTCTCGGTACAAATACAATTCACCATCCGGGCCTTCCGCAAAACATTGCAGCACGAATGGGTGTGCAAACCCAAAGTCAATTACCCAATAGCGCGGCCAATCCTCCGGTAGTGGGAGGCGGTTACCATCCTCATCATAATCCCATTGCAATACGTGCACTGCCGGATCGAATTCTTCATATACAATTCCTTCTGCGCTAACCCACAAGCCTAGCCGTAGTCGCTTATAGCGAACCCCGGTCAGTGCATCCAGAATGGCAATGTATTTGGCGCCACGCTCGGTAACCTCATATGTTCCATCGGGCAGCAAATTGAATAGGCGAGGGTTATCCTCATGGCGCGATTCGATTAGCTTCGATAGTCCCTCATTGCATCGGAGCTTAAGCCAGTGCTTATCACCCGCAGGGTTACAGTCCATAATCAATTGCTGAAATGAAATATTCCAGTTACGCAATCGCGTTTTGATCATTTCAAGGTCGTCTAGCGTGATCTCTGTTGCTTCCTGCACATACACAATGTCGTATTCACTCGACATGATTCGTGTCGGCTTATCAAGTCCGCCGATCGTTACGGTAGAGCCATTACTGAATCGGTACTGTGCAGGCTCCTCACTAGATCCGCCGTAATAAACAACTTTACCGGTGGCTAATGCCTCTTTGATCACAAAATTACGCCATGTAACAAGCGCTGTAGAGCCGAGCGAGGCTAGCGTCTTACGTAGAATCATCCCTCGGGTATTCGGCGTGATCATGCAGATTGTGAATAGTTTCTCTAGGCACGCTCGACTCTTGCCAGTACCCGCCGGGCCACTGATCAATACTTCCTCTAGCTGCGTGTCAAATACTTCTTTACAGCCGCCTCTCGGTGCGTAAATGTGCTCATGAACTTTCCCTGTTTGCTTGACTTTCCTCTTGAGTGTATTAACCATTATTGCAGGTTCCCCATATCGATTCCCTGAATGTCAATGCTCAGGCTATCCCCCGTGCTGCCCTCTCCGCTTCCTCTATGCAGCAACTGTCCCAGTTCATTCGCTGCCAGCATGAGGTATGAACGGAATTCGCGCACCACAATCGCCTGTTCCGCCGTACTCATGGTACCGTTAACAATTGACTTGTACGTCTCGTCGGCAACCGCCTGTAGTCTCTTCAGGCGCTCAAACTTGTTAGTAATCCACAAGTCCTCTAGTTGGTTAGGGTCGAGTGTGGCCGGCTCAATCGGTGGCTCTGGCGCATTGAATCGTCTTAGCGCTGCCTCAATGGCCGGCTTGTTATCTGCAACAAACTCCCGTAGAGCTTCCGGGGTGGTTTCGAATCTGTCGGCTAGCTCTCGGGCAGTACCTTCCCTAAGAGCTATTGCATTGATGAGGGTTTGACGTTCATCGGATGTCATGAGTGGGCATTGTACATAAGGGCTGATGTTGCGATTGAAACGTTTCAAAAACAATGTAACCCCTAATTAGCCTTGACAAGCGTGCTACACTAAGGGCTCACGTAAGCAAGTGAGAGAGGAATTCGAAATGAAATCGGTTTCAAAATTGCATAGTCAGACTTGCCAAGTGCCCATGTGCCAGACCTGTTTCCCTACAGAGCAGTATTTCCGCCTGATCACCAACTACGGCGAATTCGCTATCTGCTCTAGCACGCTCGCTCAGGCGAAAGTCAAGCTAGTCATAGAGCTAGCAACCGAGCGACAGATCATCGATCTGCAATTCATTTCTGAGACCGGTGCGACGGAAGTCCCTATGGATGACCTGTGCATGTGCGGAAGGGCTGACAGGCACTCGCATTAGATATACCAACCCCCGAAGAGCCTCCCCTATGTGGGAGGCTTTTCTATGCCTAAAATCAGATACTGCCTAGGATACCACCGAAGGGTTTTTCAGCCGTTGGGTCGTAGTGCCCTTTAGCGCCTTTTTCCCGGCCGGGGTCGCTAATCCCCTCATCATCGACCGTCTG